GGATCAGGATAGATCTATATATTACAGTTGACTAGAATATGTCTCTCTCGACGACGCACTTTTTTCGCACTATATGGCGATTAATGTTCTTTAAATTCTCCCATAAATGCTTCAGAAAGCTCTTCACCTTCAAGGCCAGAAGCCTTATACATCTGAATACGTTCGTGAGTAAACTGAGGATTTTGTTCCAATGGTAGCATCCATACATTCATCAATCTTTCTCTAGATCTATCGCCAATCTGCTCATAGTATTCTGGAGTTTTGTAATTATAGAATGTTCCTGGATTATCTTCTGCCTTAAGCACAAAGTTTGAAAAGGCGTATCTGTTTCCTTTGGTAACTGGTTTTACTCCGTGTATATGTGGAGAGAATGCTCCATGAACTACGAGATCTCCTCTTTCTGGCTTAAACTCTAATATTTCTGAATCTACTTGTGGATCTTTTTTGGTTCCATCCGCATTGATATTAGGATAGAAAATTTCTCCTCCTTCAAAATCTCCAAAGTAAGCCACCAATCCATAATCTAGCTCACAACATGTTCTCCATACATCTACCTGAGAAAGTCTGTGGCACTCTCCTTTACCTGGAGAATCTGAATGAATAAACATTCCTTCGTTCATATATGGACGCAAAACTAAAACATTGTTTTGTGGGTGTATTACATATTCTGGATAAAGTAATTCGCTGGCCTTTTCCCATAGATCGTGCAGTCCATCAATCATTGGGCTAAGCTTTTCTGAATACCAGCTTATAAGTGTTTCTTCATATACGTGGTTTCTAGTATCTTCATTTTCCATCGCATCTTCAACAATTTTACATTCTTCGTCGGTATAAAATCCCTTAAATAGAAAAACTCCGCTAGGTGTTCCATAGTCATCTGGGAAAAAAGATAATTTAGTGCAATCTTCTCTGTCGTAAAACATTATTTTTTACCAACCTTCTTTAGTATTTTTTTAAAAATAGAATCTTTTTTATGGTGTTCTTTATTACAGTTAGAATTACAAATCTGGGGGTGAGTAAACTGTGGACTAGCCATCCACTTAGCAAAATGATGAACCATAGTATTTATATTATAGCATGAATAGTCCCTACGGAGGCGGATCCGTAGGGACTATTTGCATTTTCATGCATGCGTTAGGATTTACTCAACTAACGCAATACTATTCTATAGTATCTTCTATTAAAGATCAAGGTGTTTTAGTATATTTTTTTCTTCTAGCTTATCAAACACTTCTCCTAGTAGAAATGCTACCGCCATTTCGCTTTTAGATATATTCTCTTCAATTTCTGAAGCGCCCATACCATTTTGAACACAGAGTGATCTATTTGCTTCATCAAAAGCTGCCTGCATTATTAAAACAATTTCTTGTTTATTCATTTTCTTCTCCTGGACTAAAAGATGGGACTGGTCCTAATAGGTATCCCGACTCATGATATTCTATCATTTTTTCAACGTCTTGTGAACCCACTACTTTATTTGCAATCAAAGATAGCAAGTCATAAATTCTATGTAGCATTATGTAAGTAACCATTGGAAGGTTATCTTCTAAATTACTTGTCTCCGCCTTCTGGTCTTCCTGCATCTTCCCACCAAATTTCTATACCCATAGCATCCGTAGGGGATATTATGTTTGACTCAAATTCGTATTTATTTTTGTCCATCTACTAATTTTACTATATCTTCATATCTAGCTATCCCCATCGTGCTTTTGTAATTACACTCTAAGCAATATAAATATATAAATGATTCTCCGTCTCCGTTACATAAGAGAGGACCTTGATCCTGTGGGCATAAAAGCTTAGGAACAAGGCCCTCTTCAGAAAGTTTGATGTAAGTAGACACGTACTGTATCTTCACTACATTTCCTTTCTAATTGTTTGGGAATTTCAAATAAAATTCCTTTGCTCTTGGGGTTAAACCCTTCCAAGCTGACCAATCGGTTCCGCCATTAGTCATGTAATACGCTATCTCTGCATTTATAGTCGGGTCAAATAATAGTACGTTTGACTTTAATTCAAATTTTTCTTTACGAACATCGCCGAGATTACCCAACATGTTGATCTGAAAAATTCCATAGGAACTGTCTCCAGTTTTCCTGTTGCCATTATATGCCATTGGTCGTCCATTAGACTCCCTTTTAGCAATGGCCCAAGCCGTTTTAAGGGCTTTTCCTTCAAAACCTGCTGCCCATAGAAGATGTTTTAGATCTTTATCTGACAGAGCCTGTGAAGGCTTGTAAACAGTATTGCTGTACTTCACTAAGGTTTCTTTCTTAAGTTGTACTTCTGTCTTTGGTTTTACTATTAGAGCTTGTGCGGGTGTTGCAACAACTGTGTTGGAAAACAAAAACATTACTGTAATTGCAATCGCAGCATATTGATGAACAATATCGCTCAAACTTTTCTTTATATTCTCCATTGGCATTTCCTCCTTTAGAGATAGCGAGATATAATCATACCATTTGAATAAAGAACATGTCAAATCATTTTTTTTCTTGACAAAGAATATCTAAATAGTATACTTCCAATAGGGGGGTCGGGGGGTCAGCAAATCAACTAAATCAACATATATTATATATATGTATATATAGAGTATTATATATTATAGTTAACTAAAAAACAACAACGAAAATTATTTTTCTTTTCTTTTATAAAAAAGTTTGATACACTTAGACTTCATTCAAAAATAATCAATCCATTAGGCGGAAGAAAAGGCGACAAATGAAAAATACTATTGAAAATCCCTATGAAAACTTTATTGCACTATCTAGATATGCAAAGTGGGTAGAAGCAGAAGGAAGAAGAGAAACTTGGGCAGAAACAGTAGATAGATATTTTTCTTTTATGCTAGATCACTTAAGCAAAAACCATAATTACATTCCAAATGAGAAGCTTGTTGCGGAATTAAAAGAGTTTGTATTTGAACGAAACGTTATGCCATCTATGAGGTCTGTAATGACTTCTGGCGCTGCACTTGAAAGAGATAATGTAGCTGGATATAACTGTGCCTTTTTGCCAGTAGATTCACCACGTTCTTTTGACGAAACAATGTATATTTTAATGTGTGGAACTGGTGTCGGATTCTCAGTAGAATACAAGTACATTAATAAGCTTCCTGCAGTACCAGAAAAACTTGAAAAATCAGATACTGTTATTGTTGTTGAAGATTCAAAGCAAGGTTGGGCAAAAGCATATAGAGAACTTCTTGCACTTCTTTGGACTGGACACATTCCATCAATTGATGTTTCAAAAGTTCGTCCTGCAGGAGCAAGACTTAAGACAATGGGTGGAAGATCATCTGGTCCACAACCACTGGTAAATCTTTTTGATTTTACTATTGCAAAATTTAAGAATGCTACTGGAAGAAACCTTAAGCCAATTGAGTGTCATGACATTATGTGTAAAATTGGAGAAGTTGTAGTAGTTGGTGGAGTTAGACGATCCGCAATGATCTCTTTGTCCAATATCAATGACATTGAAATGGCACAAGCTAAATCAGGAAACTGGTGGGAACAAAGTCCACAACGTGCATTATCAAATAACTCTGTTGCATACTCACGCAAACCAGACATGGAACAATTTATTGCAGAGTGGAAGTCTCTATACGATTCAAAATCTGGAGAACGTGGAATTTACAACGTTGCTGCAGCACAGGCACAGGCAGCTAAATTTGGTCGCAGAGACCCAGATATTCATTATGGAACCAATCCTTGCTCTGAAATTATTCTTCGCCCTTATCAATTCTGTAATCTTTCAGAAGTTGTATTGCGTGAAAATGATACAAAAAAGCAGATTGAAAGAAAAGTAGAACTAGCAACTATACTTGGAACATGGCAGTCTACACTTACCGACTTCAAGTATTTGCGTAAAATTTGGAAAGATAACACAGAAGAAGAGCGACTACTTGGAGTTTCTTTAACTGGTCAGTTTGGTCATAAATTTATGTCTGGAAAAGAAGATTTAATTTCACTAGAAGCATTCCTTATGACTTTGCGTGAAAAGGCAAGAGAAGTTAATAAAGAAGAGTCTGGGAAAATTGGGATTCCTGAGTCTGCAGCTATTACATGTGTAAAGCCTTCTGGAACAGTTTCTCAATTGGTCGGGGTATCTTCAGGAATGCATCCATGGCATTCTCCATATTATGTTCGTACAGTTCGTGGTTCAAAAGGAGATCCAATTTCTGTTTTCTTGAAAGAAGTTGGCATTCCAGTAGAAGACGATGTAATGAAGCCAAATGAGACATATGTGTTTTCATTTCCAGTAAAAGCGCCAGAAGGTGCAATTGTTCGAAATGACTTAACTGCAATTGATCATTTAAATATTTGGCTGGTATACCAACGTGCTTGGTGTGAGCATAAGCCTTCTATTACAGTTTCAGTAAAAGAAGACGAATGGATGGAAGTTGGAGCCTGGGTATATAAGAATTTTGATGAGGTTTCTGGAATATCTTTCTTGCCTCATTCAGAGCATACATATAAGCAGGCTCCATATCAAGAAGTATCTAAAGATGAATATGATGCTCTTGTTGCCAAGATGCCAGTAAATATTAGATGGGAGGACCTATCTTTTTATGAAACAGAAGACGGAACTTCAACTAATGCCACACTTGCATGTAGTTCAGATGGTAATTGTGAGCTTGTAGATATATCTGCCTAATGGTAGAATTGTAGTATTGGGTAAAACCAAAATTCCTGGGCAACCCGCCCACGAGGAGATGATAAAATGGCTATCAAAAAATTTGATAAAGCTGATTTAAATAAAGATGGGAAAGTAACAATGCAAGAACAAATTTTAGCAGCAATTGGTACCTATGGAAGAGCATTCCTAGCAGCAGCAACTGCTCTATATATGACTGGCAATACAAATCCTAAAGATTTAATTGCAGCTGGCGTGGCAGCAGTAGCTCCAGTGATCTTGAAGGCTTTAAGCCCAAGTAATAAAGAATTTGGATTCACCTCTAAGTAATCAGTCAATTAGAAATACTCCTGTGCTAAAATTGGTACAGGAGTATTCCTATTTAGGAGACTATGGCAAATGGCAGGACAAAAAAATTTTGAAGTAGATCAAAACGCTACTTTCAGCTTTCAGGTAGAGTATACCCAGGAAGACGGAGAGACACCTATTGATCTTACTGGTGCATCAGCAAAGATGCAGGTTCGTGATACAAAAGGCGGAAGCAAGTTAGCCGTATCACTTACATCACCATCTAATGGAATCACAATAGATGGCCCAAATGGCAAATTAAATATAATTATGACGCCAACACAAACCAACAAACTTTTTTATCCTAAGTCATCTTATGACGTTATGGTTATCGATTCTAATGGGAATAAAATAAAACTCCTTGAGGGTTTTATGACTCTTAGCAGATCGGTAACTATATAATGCCTGAATCCGTAAAAGTAATAGAGCAAAAAAATAAAGTAATTATTTCAACTCCTGGTCCACAAGGACCAAGGGGTAGAACAATTTTAAACGGAACTTCAGCTCCAGCAAATAATTTGGGCTTAACTGGAGATTTTTATTTTAATTCTACGACTTCAGAATTTTATGGGCCAAAGCTAGATGATTCAACATGGGTCGGTGCAGGCATAATAGTACTTGCTTCAGCTCCAGAAAACTTTTCTTATTCTTGGGAAATGAGCCAAATAACTGGTCCAGTCTCAGGCATATATTCAGTTATAATAAACCACAATTTGGGGTTTAACCCAAATGTTTCAGTAAAATCAAGTTCAGGGGATATGCTTGAAACAGGCATAGACTATAATAGTACTAGTAGACTAACATTGACAATGGCTCAGCCATTTTCAGGGACAGCATACCTGTCTTAAAAAGGAGAAATAGCAAATGGCAAAAAAATATTTAATTAGTATTGATTTAAACAAAAATGAATTACTCAATGCTAGAATACAAAACTTAGGTTCAGCACCATCGAATCCAGTATCAGGACAGATTTATTACAATTC